ATATAGGCCATCTTCACAGTTGGTTGATACAAGACCATTGACAGCGGGATTTGTGTGAACCCCTGCTTCCGTCCTGTAAATGGGAATTGAAATAATTGACATGGGTAAAAATTTTTATTCAGTTAATATGCCGTCACCGTCTTCCGTTAATATGTTTTCGCCGTCTTCAGTGATAATGAAAAGACCTTCGCCTTCTTCCTGATTGAAGCAACAAACCTGATACAGCCTGAAATCATTATACCCTACTTGGGCATAGGCAAACGTGCTATCACATTGGTTTGTGATCTTCAAGGCAACAACGCTTTGCCCCGGGATATAAACAGCGTCTTCAACCCATTGGTCAACTTCCCAATGAATTAATACTTCCCGGAATTGTTTATTGACTTGTTGAACACCTTCAAGACATGATGTTTGATAGTATTGTACTTCGGCCGGGTTGGTGTGAACCCCCGCTTCTGTTCGGTAAAAAAGCACATTAACGTTGGACATAAGCGATAATTATGCCCCTTCATTTGTTGTGTGTGTCCTGCTAACAGAAAGGGTTTGGGACCCCTTCACATTTTATTTCTTCGTTGCAGTTACTTGTCTGTAAGTCCAAAAGTACAAAGAAATCAATTGCAAAATAAAGTGTGTTGTCCCGGAAGTTGAACCGCCCTGTTGGGGCTTCTGAACGAAGTATTTCATCCGGGATGACTGTGAACTTTTGAATTCGGATAAAGCTTGTCTTCATGAATGCTTTCAGAAGGGTTGCAATTATGTCTTCATGGTTCCTGTCTTCTGAAGCGTTAAAGAATACAATCTTGTGGGGAACGTTGAACCTGTACTTACGGGTATTACAACCCCCAATCTTTTCGGCATCAACAACGTCTGAAGGCCCGGTTGTCCTGCAATAGCAGCTGAAGCCCTTGGTATCATCAAGACCAACATATTGATACCGGCCGTTGACCGGGGCAGCTGGTTTCAGTCCGCCTTTTTCAAGGGGCTTCAGTAATACGGAATGATATATTCCGGTGACAAACTTAGTTTGAAGAATGTTCCTGAACAGTTCTTCAAGAATTGAATATCCTATCATAAATCTGTTTTGTTGCTGCAATGACGTTTGTTCTTAATACTTCCCTTTCTTCATCTGACAGGGAAAAGATTTCAGCATTGATTTGCTTTTCTTGACCCCTTGCAATTTTGTACAGGTCTTCGTCTGGAATGGAACACACAACCCTGATTGTACTTTCTTTTATCACAACGATCCCCCGGCGAAGTGTCCCGGTGAATTCTAAATCCTTGTACCTGATTTGACGGCCCTTCGCAACCCTTTTCTTTTCGTACTGTGAAAGCCGTATGTCATCAACCTGACCAAAAAGGAATTCAATCTTCCGTCCTTCAAATTGTTTCTTGCTGACTGACTTCTTGGGACCCCTGTAAGACCCCAAGGAAACGTTTCCAGCATCTTCACCCCGGTTGAATATCCTGACCTGCATGGTTGCCTTCGCTGCATTCACACCAATTACAAGGGCTTCTGAAAGGTCAATGCTTAGTGCTTTTTCCTTTATGACCTTGAAGCGTTCGATCAGTTCACCGATATTTGAAGTGAAGTCCGTCATCCTGTTGCGTATGCTGTTTGAATTTTACTTTCACAAATAATGCACTTGTCAGAACGGTTGTTCTTCAGGTACGTGTTGACAATGCTTCTTAAACCCATCATGTCCCCGGTCCCTGTCAGGCTTTCTTTATACCTTTTTCCGTATGTGCTTTTCGTTTCAATTTGTGGTTCATCATTGAAAGAAACTGTGTCATTGTTCCTGTCCGCTTGGTTTTTGTTTTCGTAATACAGTTCACCAATCTTGTACACCATTGCAAGCCCGAACGTGTTTTCTGCTTGGTGTATCATGTCACATACAACGGCATCATAACTACACCCAATAGAAACACAGGGAATGAACCCGTATTGTGTTGATCCTTCAACCCCGGCAATATGGCCTGACAGTGAAACCGGGTTGTTGGCTGTTGCTGATCCCCCACAACCACAAGAAGCCCCTGTTTGACAGCTTATCTGACCAAGGCCAACACTGATATCAGTGAACCCGATCTTCACGCTTTTCTGTGAAGTGGTGTATGTCATTTTCAACGGCATCAACACACCGGCCTGAATTGCAACATCAAAATTTTGAACAGTGTCCCCGTCATCAAAATAAAGTTCATAGGTCCCCGTCACGTCTGCCAGTATTACCAGCTTTGAAATCTTCAGGGTCTTGTACCTGCTTGCAATGGAAGGCTTCACTATGATCCCGGCATTGGCCGTGTACACCGGGGAAAGAACACAGGATGAACAAACGTCCCCAATTGATCCGTTCATCTTGTATCCATTGTTCATCAAGAATTCAATATCTGACAGCATCATTCTTGCAGCTGTGTTGATCAGCTGGTTGCCAAAGTCCTTCCCGCTTGGGTTGCTTGCTTTGGTCATTGAAGAAAGCTTCTTCACATCAAGGCCCTGAACGTCTTCAATCCAAAAAGGATATTGGTCTTCAACTTCACATTGGGACCTGATACCAACAAGTGATTGCAAACATTGTGTTTTGTCAATAAAGGTTGTAGGGAACATGTTTCTTTATTTTTTTGGTTCAAATACAATTTTATTATCCTGTTCTTTCAATGGCTTGGAATGTTCGTTTGTCTGAAGAATTTCATCCGGTATCCCTTCAGGGAATGCAGTGCAACCCCCGGCTTCCGGCCGAAAGTGTTTGCATTCAAAACATATCAGGTTTACAGTGTCGGTCATTTCTTGAAATATTTATCAATCAAAAGTCCAATTTTTTTGGCATATAAGGAAGGTTCACTTAAAAGCTGGTATTCCGTGAAGCCTTCTGCCATGAATTCGTTTAAGTTAGTTGAAGCATACTTCCCAAGGAATATTGCTGAATACTTGTCATCCTGACCAAATGATTTGAAATAATTGAGGTCATTGAAATATTCTTTCCTTATTTCTTCAAGTTCAACAAAAAACTTCTTCACTTCAATATTAAAATTCCCTTGTTGATTGATTGCAATGACGTGTGCAAATTCATGGGTTGTTATCGCAAGCTTTTCGTTTGCAGGATCAACAGGGGACTTGCTTCGCAGATAGTCCGCTTTTGAATTTGTCCTTGTCCTGTTTGCAATGTGATCCGTTTGGTCCCCAAAGTTTATATCTGTGAATTGCCTTCCATAACCGTAATGCTTAACAACACCGAAATAACGTGAAGTACTTTTCATGTGTATTTTGACAGGATATGTCTTGTCAGAAGCATCACTTAGTTTGTAGGCATTTGACAACCGCTGTATTTCAGCAATCCGGGCATTGATATCTTCCAATGGTAGTGTTGAAGAAATTGTTACTGACTTCACAGGAAGGCCAAGGTTTCCTTCAATAACGTCCTTGATCAATTGCCTTGCTTCAGTCTTACTTCTTGCAGCTTTAAACTTAGTTTGAAGAATTGGGTCCGGCTTCGTATCAACCTTTAAAGGTTCCTGCTTGGCCTTTGGCTTTGGTTTTTCAATGTCTTCAACAACGATCATTGGGGTGAAGTCATGCCGGCAACCCCAATGCAGTTTATTCAACGGAAGGTTCTTGATCGTTGTTCCTTCAATCAACTTGGCCTTTGGATTTGTCCGGGCAATGTCAAGTATCTTTTCCCATTCCGAAAACTTCAGGTATCCGCTGGTATCATGTGACTGATCAACCGCTTCGATACACTGCTTGGAACTTGTTTCAATCAATGATCCAGAAATGATATATCCAGTAAAAACAAAATCATTGACAAGCTGCTGATTGATTGCCCCGGTGTAACTATCAACAGCCATCATTGCCGTTTGATCAAGGTAGCTTTTCAACTTCCCTGACTTATCCTGTCCGCCAAGAATGTAGTTGTTCAGGACTTCTTTCACGTCCCGCATATTCGCCCCGGCAAGAATGTTCCTGAATACATTTTCCTTCAATGGTGCAGCGAAGTGTGCATTCAAGCCGTTGCCAGTATATTGCTGAATGACTTCATCAACAATGGTCTTTTGAACAGCTGTGACACCGGCCGTTTCAATGTTAAAGTTGTGGGCTGTTTTGTGGAATAGCTTGTTGTTCGTTTGGATCGTTGTAAGGTCCCCAAGAAACTTGCTTATCCTTGATTGATAGGTTGGGGCTGAATTAACGATATCAACAACAGCTTGAATGAATTCATCCATGACCCGGGACAGGTCTTCATCAGTTGCAATTTCACCCTTCTTGACTTCAAGGTTTTCAATCAACCAATCAAATGAACCGTCAACAACACTTCTTTCCAGTGTTGACAAAGAACCCCACCGGTCCACTGCAAGCCTTTTCAGCCTGTTCAAGTTTTCCAGATATTCGGTAATTGTCATTCACCTTGTTGTTGTTGTTCCAAAAGTTTTGTCTTTAAATCCTTCACCGGTTCCGGCTTGTATTGTTCCAAGTCCTTCTTCAACGTTGCAACAATTTGATTGGTGTCCTTTGCAAAAAGGTCCTTGTCATTGAAGAACATATTTTGAAGCGTTGGGAATGCGAAAACGTGAACAGCAAATTGTTCAGGGGTGACAATCATGTTTGCTTTAAAGCCGGCAATTTCTGCATTGGTATAGTAAAGCAATGGATCAACAACCTTTAGAACATCAATAAACTTCCTGACAGGGGATGACTGTGAAATGAACTTATTCACGAAGCTATCAACTTGACTTGCCTTCAGCATGACAGGAACGTTGGAAGAAAGAATGTCCTTCAACGCTGTGAATGCTTCCGATTCACTAAGGATTGCATACGAATAAGGAATTTCAACACTTACCTGAACAGGGGAAGCAATCATGTAATTTTCAAAGCACTGAAGCACGAAGCGAAGTCTTTGAAAGAAGCACTGTCCAACTTTGGTCAGGAAGGAATACATGTCATCCCGGTCAATCTGTTTTGATTCTGCACTCTCAACATTACCCGTTGCAACACGTTGGGAAATGTAAACGGCCGTTTCAGCCATTTCCAAATAATCCTTCCATTCGCTTTTGGAATATTCAAGAATTGAAGTATCCGGGGTATAATATTTTACATCATCAACATCAAGGTGCTTGTTATCACTTTCCAAACCTTGTGGATCATACTGCTTGACATAAACCTTGTAAGGGGTTTGATTTCTTGTGTATCCCGATCCCCCACACTTCCCGCAATACTTCCTATCCCCGTATTCGGATTGATCAGCTTCCGTTTCACAAAGGATTTGCCCGTTCTGACAACCTTCAGCATCACAGGGGGTTTGTATTTCAGACATTCTTGGGAAGCTGAACGTGAAGTTCACAGCTGTATGTTGTGAATGCTGAAGAAGGGCCAAGTTGCCAAATGATACAAAGGGGTTCAGGAAACTTTTGTTCACGTTGTGCTTGGACTTTTCCCCGCCGGCATCAATGACAGGAAGGAATTCTTGCTTGAATTCAAATTCTTCAATGTCGTATTCCTTTGCATCTTCTGTCTGTGAAATCCTGATAAGGCCAAAGTCTTTCATGAAGACATGGTACACATACTTTTTAAACGTTGCCTTCATTTTCGGGGTGTATGTGTTTTCCCTTGCTTCCCGGAAATTGGGCCTGTTTATGGTTTGATCATAAAAGGTTTCACTCCAAACATGGACTTCTTCAATTTCATAATCAACAACGCTTTCTTTTTCACTGATAAAAATAACCATGTCGTTTGACAGGTATTTAATGTGACAGCTTTCAATGAAGACAACGGGGCCTGTACCATACTTTTCAACGTATTCCGGGGGATACACAACGATCCGGGAATTGGCATCTTGCTTCAATGCAAACTTCACCCATTCATCAAGGAACCATGCAAAGAAGTTCATCCCGTCAAAGGTGTGTTCAGAAGTGTATTGTAGGACCTTTTCAGACGCTTCTACCGTGTAGGAAGAATTTTTGAATATCCTGTTCACGTTATTGGCTGCACGTCCAAACGAAGCTTCTGTGACACTCTCAAAGGCAAGTATCCTGTTCTTCTTGCTTTCAGGGTGTTCGTTCGGGAACAACGTGTTCAGTTTATAAAATATTTCTCCTTGGCTGTGAACCTGTACGGCTTCAGCATACTTTTTAAAAAGTTTCCTTTGCCATTCAGGAAGCTTCTTCCCAATGACAAAGGAAACAAGGTCTTTTTCAGACTGAAATTGAGGCATGAAACTAAGTTTTGCTTCTTAGGAAAGTTTAGGCAATACGGTTGAAAGACCCGGTACATCAATAGTACAAGGAAAACCAAGTTCCTTCCATGACAGAACAACTTGGGCTGTTTGGCTTTCTTCGTTATTGTCTGGAACAATCCAATCGAAATCAGAAGTGTTGAACACCCCAACCGGAAGAACAGTATTATCCCCGTCACACATTCTTGCAACTAAAAGATAGCTGCTGAAGTTTGTGATCAATTCGTTCATCTTAGCACATGTGGAACGTGCAGAACTTTTGTCAAAGCATTTAATACTGAAGGTCAAGGCCCAAGTGATAGAAATAAGCTGTTCAGTTCTACATGATGCAACCCGTTCGTTCTGTTGCCCTGATTTGGCAATTGATCCAATGCCAAGCCCCGAACGTCCCAAGGGACCCGGGATTTCAGGTGTCCCAATCAATGCTGTCCACCAATCAAGATCAAGAACGTTTGCCTGACTGAAGGTTTCAGTACAGGGAACAAAGTAAAGTTCATTGATGCCACCAACAGCGATTTCGCAAACACACTGCTGTGTTGATTGTGGAAAATCAGGTTCAGCGCAACCGTCCGCAATGGTACAAGCCGGGCCGCTTAGGTATGGCATGAAGAACCTTCTTGGAAAAAAGGTATTCATAAATTTTTGTGTTTTGTACGTTTAAAAAGCTTTTTAATCTGTACAATAAGCCCGTACCAAGGCAACAGGAAGAAATAAAAAAGGGGTGCAATTACACCCCAAATATATACTTTTTGTAAAAACAAATTATTCGCCTTCAAACGGGGGCGGGTCCCCACATGATAAAAGACAGGTATCCCGGGCCAATCCAACAATAGTATCAGCTGGAATTGAAAGGCTGGTTGCTATTGGTCGAAGTGTCACCGTTGTTGGTGTTGTTCCAGATTTGTAATACTTGAATAATACCAATGCCGGGTTGGGACTTGAAGCAATAATTGTGTCAATCGGTTCTGAACAATTGGTACAAAGGAACCTTTCACATTCATAGTTGTACAACGTTGGTTCAGTTTCACAATCCCCGAATTGTTGTGCAGGGGACCAAGGTGAATAATTATCTTCTTCGCAGCTGATCCGCCAACGTATGACATAACAAGTGTCAGGGTCAATGTCGTTAATAACGAATTGGAAAGGGGGAATGTCATCCGGTTCATCAATCGAATTCCCGCTATCAACAGGGACCCCGGAAATAAGTTCCTGTACTTCCCAATAAACAACGGCCCCCGGGGGAATTACCCCGGTCAATGTTCCTGTCCATGTTCCTTCAAGTTCTTCAACGGTTAAGACAAGATCAGGAAGAAGACAGGGTTCCGGGGGAACTTCAGGAAGAACACAGTCCGCCGGCTTGCATCCAAATACCTGCTTGCATTCATTGTCAAATATCATGTCCATCTTCCAAAGCTTTGCATCCTTACTGATCATTGCCACTTCTTGACCGTCTGCAAGCTTGTATTCAACACTGTCAATCTGAACATTTCCCCGGGCAAATATTCCAATTAAAAAGTCCTTGTAGAATGTAGGAACAAGTTCAAATTCAAGAAGCCATTCTTGCACAACGTTCGACTTGTAAACCTTTTTATTGTTGAATGCAGAAAAAGTCAACCTGTTCTTTTGCGATTCAATTGAACCCATACGAACGAAGCCGTTGTGAATATATCTGTAAACGGGTGAACCAAGATATTCTTCAGTAGTTGGGAAGCCGTAATAAATCCCATTGCAATCAACGGCATCCGTTCCAACTTCTTCGTTCGGATAGCAAGCACGAAGCCGGGTCAATGTTTCACACAATGGAAATTCATACTGTTCCGAATAATAAACATAATCAAGGCCATCAAGTGTAAAAGTGACCTTGAAGAAAAATCTATTGTATGTCACACCAACCGGGGGGGTAACAACCAACCCACCAAAGACCCCGTACCATTGCTCTAAATGATCCTGACCAATAACGGAAGAACTTGCAACAGCTGTTCCAACGTTGTCAATGTCACAAACGTTCATGACCTCAATTGCAACTGTATCCGGTTCCCCGGGCAGGTTTGACAGGTCAGCAAAAAGAACAATATCACTGAACACGTTGACAGGTACATAAAAAGGCTTTTGACAAGCTTTATTTCTTGTACAGTTATACTGAAGTTCCGTGAATGGTTTTTCGGACACACCTTGCCCGGCATATAGTAGTTTCATTTCAGAACGTTTCCTTTTAAGTTGATGAAGCCGTTTTCATAATCAATTTCAAAATTAGTGATCCGTCCCCGGATATACCGTGTACCTCTTTTTTCCAGCATGACAACGGCCCCTATTTGTGCAAATGTATCTGACCAAGCCCCAAGCCTGTCAAGCCATTCACAGCAAAGGTCAATAGTCCCGGACCATTCCTGATTAATTATAGGATTGAACAGGGGATTGTCATATTCGTGAAACCGATCAAACAAGTTGTCCTTAAAAAAGCTATCAAGGTACATGGGATAGTTGTACACCACTTCAACCGATCCCCCCGGTTCAAACACCCCGCCGGCCCCGTCATACGTTGGGTGTTCTTCCCAATATTCTTTGTCATCAACATTGTACTTTTCATAAATCTCAATGTCATCAAGATCAACCTTCACAACCTTTGCACTGTCCATTGCAGTAGTACGATCCCAAAGAAGCAACCGGGGTGTATTTATTTCTGAACTGGAAACCCTGACCATTCCATTCAGATTTGAATTGTTGAAGAAATCATTCATGTAGTTGTTTGTGATCGTATAACCCAACGCACATAATCCAGCTACCAATGCAGCTGTGACCGGCATGGATGCCATGAACATTTGACCAAGGCCAACAACTATTGCGGCAAGGGCAATTGTACGGCCAAGCTTTACACCTTCTTCAAGGAAGTCTTCTGAACTTCCATCATTATGAAATGAAGTGGAAGAAAACGCAAATGATTTCGTCACGTTCCCTTCAAGCATTGGATTGTTTGCTTCGCCGTCAAAGTCAACAATGTCGTTGTATCTCCACTTCAATTCATTTGAACAGGTGTCTTGTGGATCAATGGTGTATTGGTAGTTGCCGTATGCAGCCTTTTTGTCCCCGTTGAAAGTATAGCGTTTGAAGTATAACTTATCCGCCCCGGGTGCAGTGAAATCATATATTGGGCTTTGCTGATCAAAGAAAGACTTGGGTTTGAATACAAGTTTATTGTTCGGTGTAACATACCATTCAGCATTAAAAACGTCCTTCAATTGGTTCAGGAACTTACTGAAGGGAAGAACGCTTCTGTTGTCCCAAATGAATTTTGTTGAGGGTGAAGAATAATCCCCGCCGTCAAATTCCTTCAATGATGTTGAAGCCGGCCAAAAAAAACAAAGGTCCCTGTAAGCATTGCCGGGATTATCATCAAACATGGTGTCATAAGTATAACCATATTTGTCACACATGTTTTCAATGTACGTCCTGATCAGTGGTGACGGACAGAAGTAAGTAAATCCAAGGCAACGGGATATCCAGCGTTTGCCTTCTGTTAATGCAATCAGGATACCTATTGAAAGAATGCCGGCCAAGTATATCAGGAACGCAAAGACAGCCAAGTAAAACTTGGGCTTCTTTTCAACGATCATTTGAAACGTTGGATGATCCTTGGTGCTTGTCCCGTCCTTGTTAAACCAATTTTGCCAATTGTCTTCAATCGGTGTTTTATCAAACGCATGAATGACATTATCCATTTCACGAAGTGGCATGTCCACAATGCAGGGTTCTTCATCCGGGGCATAATCCGTATTATCAAGCTTGATTTCAAATATCCTGTAATTCTTTTGACAGTCTTCATCCCTTATCAGGACTTCAACAGCGTTCAACAGCTGACAGGCATCCGTCATAAGCCAATCGTAAATGAATTGGAATGCAGTTGAAAAGAAGCGAAGGTTTGCGGTCAATCCTTTTTGGTAGTTGGACCCGGCTTCATTGGTCTGCACGTTCCCGCCTTCACTTGCATCACTTGTCACAGCTGACCATGTTAGTTTGAACTTATCCAAACCTTCTGTGTGCTCGGTCATCTCAACCCAATCAGGAACATCAACGGTCCCGTCAACATAAACTACTGTTCCATCAGGAAGGCATTGAATAATGACAGGTTCAAGAATATCGTTGTCCCTGTACAGTTGCTTTTGCCGGAAGAAAATCTTCAATCTTGTTTGCATACTCAAAACTAAGTTTAACTTCTATTCCGCAATAACCGTCTTTTCCTTGCTTTTGAAATGGATGCTTCAAAACCGTTTTCATCAAGGTTCACATTTATTCCCATTTCATCAAGGCCAACAACAACCCGGTTCATTGTGTCATTCAATTCTTCAACCCGGCCAATCAATTCATAGTTGTCCGTACTAAGCTTTCCATCAGTGGCAACAGAAAGCCTGTCAAAGTCAACAACTGGAATGTCCGTCTTTGGATACCCCTGTACAAACGAATTAAGGGCATCCGGGGGAATGGTCCTGTTGTGGATTGCTGAAAGGGTATCCCAATAGTCCTGATTTTCACGGGCCGTAACAACCCTTTCCCCAACGTGCAACCGGGCCTTCACTTGGTCCTTCCCGGGCTTAACGCCCCGGCCGGACACATATTCCTCTCCTTCATAGAACCCCGGTTCTTGGGGCTGTAATGAGTTCACAAAGCTATATGCCGCACCAATGGCTGAAATGACGGCCGCAACAGCGGCAATTGCAGCCAACGGGCTTCCTGAACGGGCCGCTTGTGCAATAGCGGATATTGCCGCAACAATCGCATTGGACGTTGCAAGGGCGTTATTGATTGCAATTTCTTTACGGGCTGCATCTTCCCGCTTCTTTTCCAGTTCATCCAATCGCTTCTGTTCCATTTCCAGATATTCGGCATTGCCATTTTCAGCAAGTTGCCGGGCATTTTCAACCCGGGTATTCTGAAGGGCAATGGACCTGTCTAAAGCCGCCGCTTCAGCTGCATTGACTTGCTGCCAAAATTGGATGACGGAATTGGCAAGATCATTCACAGCCCTGACATACTTCAGTATGTTGTCAAGCCGTGTCTTTTCGTCTGCATTTTTATCGTCTGAAGAACCGGTTGCAATGTCCCGGCGAAGCGTTGATATCTGTCCCCGCAATATGTCCCTTTGTTTTTCCAGCTGTTCAAGCTGCTTGGGGTCCGTTGTTGCTGCCAGCTGTTTATTGATCCGGTCAAGTTGATCTTCCGCTTCAGCAAGCTGAATGTCCCGCCTTATCTTGGCTTCACGCTTCAGGATAGCTGTCAGGTTCTTTTGATACTGCTCGTAGTTAATCTTTCCTTCCATGAACAACCCTGTCTGTTCCCGGATCAATTTTGTTGTGTCTTCGTTTTCCTTTAAAGCTTCCTGATCAAACTTAGTTTTAGCCTTGTTCAGTGTATCGTTGAAAGTCTTAAATGCAAGATCAATTTCAGCATTGGCCTTGGCTTGGGCTGCTTGATCCAATAAGTCCCCGAACATGAATGCCGCAATCATTTTCTTCCGTCTTGCCAATGCCGGGGAAAGAAGGCCCTTGCTGGTTTCTTCATCAATTTGTTTCATGAAGTCAGCTGAACGTTTCTTAATCTGTTCAACCGTTTCCTGATAGTTCACATCAATCTGTTCCCGTTCCCGCTGGAATTCGTCACGCAGGTTATTGATCCTTTTTGTTTCAGCTTCCAACGTTGCCTGAAGAATGGCATCATTTACTTTGTCCAATGCTTCCGTCCGCTTCTTCCTGAATTCTTCAAGGCTTTTTGAAAGTTCAACATCATTGATTTGTTTCAGGACAGCGTTCAAAAGATCAGCTTGTTCAACTGTAAGTTTTTTATCCTTCAACAGCTTGGCAATTTCAAACAGTTCCTTGTTGAATTGTGCTTCAAACTTTTCACGAATAAGCCCTTCGCTTTGGAAGACGGAAGCTGAAGCACTTGCCAACCTTGCCTGAAGTTCCAGAAGCTTTTGACGGAATACGTTTTCAATTTCCTTTGCACCCTTGGTCCCTGCACCCCTGTCAACTGTTGTCAATCCTTCAGCTGTAATCAACGGGGATAGTAATGATCCAAGTTCATCAAGACTTTTCTTGGCAAGGTCCCGGGTATTGATTAATGAAAATATTCGTGCCTGTTCATCCGTGTAAATGGTGTTGATCTTCTTACCCTGTTCAACACGTCTGTCAATGTTCTTGTCAACAGCCTTGCTGTAATTATCTAAACCCTGTACACTTGTTGCCAGTGTTTGTTGTTCTTGTTCATAATTCTGTTTTGCATTGGCAAGAATTTGTTCTTCTGTAAGGTTTGCACGTTTCAGGGCTTCGTTCACTTTCAGCTGTGCATCTACAAACTTGGTGCTTTCTTCAGTAAGCTTTGAAAGGGCTGCAACGGATACAGCCCGTTGAAGGATCAGTTTATTTTGTTTTTCGATTTGGGTATTGATCAGGCCCAAATTATCAATCTGCTTTAAATCAATTTTATTGGTTTCATCAGCTGTTTTGTTGTATTCCTTCGCAATCTTAACACGTTCCGCTGCTGGAATATTTGTGTCATTCAACTTCTGTTTGAATATTTCAAGCTTTGCAACATCGTCACCAACTGACTTGGCCGCTGAAGAAGTTACTTCATCAAGTATTTTTTGTTGCTCCTTAAACTTGTCCAATTCTTTTTGTACGTCAAACAGGTTGTCAACGAAAGATATCAATGCCGGTATTGCTTGGCTTATGATCCCGCCGGCAAAGCCTGACAGTAATCCAAATGCAGCATCCTTGGCAAAGTTTCCAAACTTCTTGATCCCGTCCGCTGCAATGGCATTCACATTGGTGAACTTGCCAACAGCTTTGTTCACTTCGTTGCTGTTTTTAATCTGTTCCCTTTGGACCCGGGAATATTCCCTTGATACTTCATTTACTTTTTTCTGTGCAACAGTCAGCTTGGCTTGGCTGGAAACAAGTTCATCATATTCCTTGTCAAGAGCATCAACTTTCTTCCTGTTTTCTTCAACTTCATTTGCGTTCAATGCAAGGGACTTGGAAAGCTTATCCGCTTCCTTCCGGTTTTCCTTCATAGCATCGGTTGTTTCCTTGATGCTTTGCTTTAACAACGCTTCAGCTTCCCGGGCCTTGTCCAAGGAATCAAGAACGTCTTCAACGCCCTGCTTTACCGGGGTTCCATCAAATTCAGCCCCGAAAATGACATTGTTTTTTTCTTCCGGCATAAACTAAGTTTCACCAAATGTAAAAAGAAAAACCCGGTGTGACGGTTCACCGGGCTTTCAAACGTTGAAAAGGCAATTTCTTATTAAGCATTTTGGTACGTAGTCTTTGCAACAGGTTCCTTTGGTATCAATAACCGAATTGCGGCATCAACCGGGTTGTCATCAATTCCCCCCTTCCCAATTTCATTTGGATAGTAGTTCACAATTACCCCGGCAAGCTTACCAATCAAATCATTTGGGTTTGGCTTTAAAAGGTAAGCACTTTCAGGAAGGGTCCCGCTTTCGTATAACAGATATAAAAGCTGAATGACTTCATCCGGTGTCCTGTCCGGGTGAACCTTTGTTGTCAGGATGACCAATGCAGCCTGAAGAAGCTTCCCTTCATGTGTTGAAAGATCAATCTTTTCCAATGTGATCTTGTCTGTTTGTTCCTGTACGTTTCTCATTGTTGTGGTGTTTAAACAGCTTCATCCCCTTGAACCTTTTCAGTTGGGTGTTGAACTAACATTTGGCGAAGTATCCCAACGGTCCCGCCTCCAACGGTTGTTAATATTCCCATTAATACAACGGAAGCATTTTCAGACATGGGTTGGTTGGACACTAATCGCAAAAGGATTATTCCAACAACTGACAAAGGGATTGTTGCTGCCAGTAAAAGAAGGATAATATGTGCAGGGTTCCATTTCATAATAGAAAGGTACGGATTAAAAACATTTACCTTGGATTGAAGTCAAAAATCATGTTAGGCTTGCTCCATTTATAGCCTTCAGGCCCCCAATATTCTTCAACCTTTGACTTTGCTTCAGCTGCATTGCCAGCAACAATGAGAATTGGCCGCTTCTTTACCTGTGAACCATTGATGCTTTTTTTCCTTTCAGTAATGCGAAATTCAAACAGTTTCATGTTGTGTTTTATTTAAAGGTGAATAATTACTTCTTCCGTGTCTTCAACCTTTGTTCATCAATTGCCTTCTTCTTCTTTTCTTCTTCCTCAATGAATAGGGACATTTCGTTATAATATTCTCCAATGGTGTATGAAAGCAAAAGGTCCCTGTCTGAAATACTTCCCTTTGTGATTGCACGAATGAACAATTGGTTCTTCCTTTCCCGAATACCTATGTCCCGCAATGCTACAATTGCCCCGGGCTTTTCCCTGACTGTTCCTGAAGGTTCAAAACAGTTTTTGAAATCGTTCCCAAGCGTTTTATATAGCGTTGCATGTGATCGGTGTGCCAAGTCAAAAAAAAAGCAACCATTTCGTTTGATCCTTTCCAATATTGAAGCTTTTCGCTTGATTGCTGTTCATCGAAATAATCAATCCGTTCGTCATCTGCAAGGATATACACTGTACACAATGCAAGCTGTTGCCTTATGGGATCAGCTGTGTGTGTTGCCAACCTTTCCATTTCAAGGATAGTTGCATAAGTCTTTTCATACTTTTCAGGATCGTTGGACCGGATATCTTGCTTCAGCTGGTTGCACCATGTTTTAATATCCTTCAAGGTCAGTCCGATTGTGTACAGGTCAGTAATGTTCTTGACCATTGACATACGCATGAAAGGAATTTTATAAAGATCAGTGAACCCCCACCATCTTTTGCCTTCCCCGTCCGTGTAGATATGTGAAAGCTTTGTTTCCGTCCCGGTTGCAGTATTGGTATAAATTCGGACGGCTCGTTTGTTTTCTTCCCGTTCCTTGGTAAGCTGGTAAATCATTTGTGTTGTGTATTTTTTCAGAATGAAGGTAAAAGAAAAAACCGATTGGTAGAAACCAACCGGTTAAATTCAATCTACATGATACCCATTTAAGATGATCTTACTTGGGCGAATATAATAATTTTCTACACGAAATATTTAAAGTCATCCAACCTGTTTTTCCAACCGTTCAAAAACTTCCGTTGGCTTGGGTTGTTCTTGACGATATTGTTATAGAATGCAAGCCGGGCATTGTACAGTGTTTGGAAGAATGTCTTGGGATGCTGTGCATTCAGGGCCGCAATGGTTTTGGCTCCAACAACGCCGTCTTGCTTTACTCCCAATAGTCTTTGCGGGATAGTGATGCCCCAACTTCCTGAATTGAAAACCCAGTCAACAAGAAGGTTTGCAATGGATTGGTTTTTTATGTCATCCGCTTTCCAGCGGTTCCAGTATTTGCGAAGCACAGTTTCATAATCTTTGTCTTCAATCAGCTTCAGGTCATTTACATCAATGTCACCGTCCTTGTCTTTGTCATAGCCAATGCTTTGCCATGTCTTCAACGTCACACCCATTTTTGTAGGACCGCCAAGGTCCCCGGGTGTGTTAGTGTATTGCCGTCCTTCCCATTTAAGGACTATTGGAACAAGGGTTGATATGTTTGCCATACAAACTAAGTTTTGACGAATATACAAAAAAGAAGACCCCCTTGGAAAAGGGGGCCGATCCTCATTTTTAACTTTTAAACCAGTTTTGTTATGGATGCCCTTGCTTAGACAAGCCGGGGGATCATTAACCAACTCAAATTCTAAATCAATAAAAAACCAAAACTAACGTGCCGGGCTTCTTAGACAAGGCCCCGGTCATCTTATGGAATTAGCGTTTCCAAATGTAGGAAAAATATTAATTCACAATCCACCAATTCACTGTGCTTGCATCCCCCACATTGCTTGAATTAATTACAAACGAAGTCCCGGCCGTTATGGTCCCAATGTACACGGCCCCGCAACTTGCACATGAAGTAAGCGTTGCAAATATTTTACTTGAAGCTGTGACCGCCGTTGTATTCACTGTGACGGTTCCAGCTGATAAGGTAGCTGTCCCAACACTTGCATCCGATCCCGTTGCAATCTTGATCTTGTCCCCTGCATTCATCAACGAAAGGTTTCCATCAAGTTCAAGCCTGTCACCGGTTGAAAAGCCTGTTCCAATCCGGGACTTGCCAACACTGTCAAACGTTTGACGAATGTTGCCTTCACCGTCTGAAATTAAAATATGCCGGCTGAATGTTGCAATGCTTGTTCCAACGTTGCCCCCAAGAATAACGTTATAACTTCCCGTTGTAATATCTGAACCCGAATTGTATCCAATTGCAACATTGAAAGAAGAAATGTTTTTGCTTAGTGAATAGTATCCAACTGCAACGTTGCTGTTGCCTGTTAGATTTAAATAGTTTGTATTCAGTCCAACGTTTACATTCTGACTTCCCGTTGTAGTTGTTCCGCCGGCATTTACTCCAACACCAACGTTGCTTGATCCACTTGTTAGGAATTGATAGGACAGCGTTCCAACTGTTGTATTGTTTGCCCCGGTAACAGGTCTCATTGTGTATGCACCAAGGGCTGTATTTGATGCACCGGCCGCTGTCCCCAAGTCCATTGCAAATCTTCCCAATGCTGTGTTGAAACCGCCTGTGATCAAACGCCCGGCATCGTATCCAATAGCTGTGTTCGATCCAGTAATTGTTGAACTTAAAGCCCTGTATCCATACGCTGTATTTGAGGCAGCAACACCGGGAACCCGGTTCCCTGCTTGGTATCCATAAAAAGTTTGACCCGTTGAACTGACCATTCCTGCACTGAAGCCATTCAATCTAAATACCAGCGGAACGTTGTCATTGTTCCCGATCCAGTTCACAGTTGTATCGTTGCCAGTATTTCCAGTAAGAGACCAACCGCCCCCTGAAGCTGTTGCCCAATATGCACTTCCGTCCGCTGTTGAAGTCAATACTTTTCCTGCGCCTTCATTCCCTGTTGCGAAACGAACGGTCCCTACAACATCAAGCATCTTCCCCGGGGCATGTGTACCAATACCAACCCAAGATGTGTCCGGCCCTGTTCCGCCAAGTACGAGTGCATTGCTGACGGAAACCTTTGCATTGTATCCAATCGCTGTGCTTTTATTGATCGGTATTGCGTTCGATATACTTGTATGCCGTGAAGCATAATACCCCAAGAACTGACAGAAGCTGTCCACAAGTGAAGCTTCGTTTCCGCCTGAACCATATCCTGAATGCCTACCAAGGGCATTGTTTCCAAAGCCTGTGCGAAGCTGAAATAAAGCATACGTACCAATTGCCGTGTTCCAATCAGCTGCTTTCAGTGTCGCTGTTGCTGTTGCTCCCGATCCATCCCCTGTGATAGTCACTGTTGCGCTATCATAGCGAAGCCCCGGGTCCGTCACTGTGATCCCTACCACTGCACCCCCTGAAACTTGGGCCGTTGCCGTTGCTTGCACGTCCCCACCAACAAGACCGCCTTCAGTTGTTGGTCTTGGTGCTGAAATGGTGACGGTTGCTGAAGTATATCCGCTTCCCCCGTTCGTGACCGTTATTGCATCAATTACCCCGGAAGCAACATTCAGTGCTTCCCTTCCTACTGCAACGTTTGTGATCCCGATTGTATTATTCTGAAGCGTTCGTTGACCAATAGCAACGTTTGAATAACCTGTTCGATTATCATGCAGGGTATAAATGCCTAGTGCAACGTTGCCAAGCCCCGTTGTGTTGTGATACATTGAAGTGAAACCAAGTGAAGTGTTCCCATACCCTGAAAGGTTTTCCGTCATGGCCTTCCAACCAATTGCAACGTTCTGTCTTCCCGTTGTATTAATCTTCAACGCTTCAAATCCAATTGCAACCGTTCCGCCGGTATGGGATGACGTTGCAACAGGAATATAACTTTGCAACACTTGGTATCCAATACCAACGTTGTCTGAATTCACGTTGTCCGCCGCCCCTGTATTCAATCCCAAGTAAATACTTCTATTGGCTTGTGATTGCCCGGCCTTCCGATATATTGAAGCCCCGGTGACTTTGTAATTAGCTGATCCAAGTTGAACGGGTATCTGAACACTGTCAGGCCATCCGTTATACCTTGGCATTTGACTAATTTTTACTTGTGCATCACATACACTGAACAGTGACATGATGGAAAGCAATAGCAAACTAAGTTTTTTCATTTCGTAGTGTTTGTGATGAAATTAAATGAAAAAACCCCAACATGAATGCCGGGGTTTGCTTGTCGCTGATCGTTACCGTATGAATAAAGGGTTGTAAGTTACCTGTAAGATAATTGAATATTTTGAATTGATCCATTAACAACAGAACATGAATTCAGTGTTGTATGATCGTACAAGGTCCCTGAAAATGTTCCGTTCACCAAGCCCCCGTTGTTGCTGGTAATGGTCACAGTGAATTGCAGGTTGTTCACACTTGTGAATATCTGTGATCCTTCCCGGAAAGTGATAACCCCCGATGAAACGTTGTACGTTCCCGGACGAAGGCTGTCCGTCTGGAATGACAGGCCAAACATATTTTCAGAACTTGGGGCCTTGGTCCCAACGAAGGAATACATTCTTTGTGATCCGGTCGCAACCCCGGCCGCTGCAACATCAACGTATGTCTTCAGGCCACTTTGAACCGTGAATTCAATCTTCCCTTCATGCCCGTCCCGGGACAGGTCAGATTTTGCACAGGAAGCCATTAGGAAGGCAACAGTGACAAATAAAAGGTTTAAGGTCTTGTTCATGGTGTTTTTTTTAGTAGGTCAAAATTAGCTTCTTTTTGGGTCCTGTGCAATAGGGGCGTATTTCTACTACATATTGACAAACTTTCTAAGGTCATGGTACATGAAATACCGGCCGTTGTCAAGCAAGTGGGTTTTCAACTTATCCTTCTTATCAATTTCCCCGGTGTCAGAAACCTTGACCGTTGCAATGTCATCAATGAAGAACTGACATGCTGAAGAAACCTTAAAGTTGGGATGCCTGTGAAAGACACTGTTCATGACTATCCGTGTATCAGCAATTGAAGGGTTCACAACTGGAAACCTTACTTGCCGTGGTGAAAGCTGAAGTTCTGACTTTATGATTTGAATGTATGACCGCTTCCCCTTCACTGCCCCCTGTCTTGCCCGGCCGGAAGCATCCCCACTGACTTCAACGTAATATCCAGCCTTGACCCAATCGGTATTGATCCGGGTAAGGACCTCAAAAATATCACTGTCCCGCAATCGGTATTCCTGAAGGACCTTGGACCATATCAACCCGTTGCTTTGTGTGACAAGGCAAGTCATTGGATCAACGTTGAAGTCAAACCAAAGCTTCACAGGAAGGACCTTGATTGGTTTACTCCATGCAATACCCGCCGGGGTTGTGATATCAACAACATGCTTTTCTTCATCGAACGAATAAGCAAACAGCTTTGCATCATTGGCAAACCGCCAAACCGATTTGATAAGCTGGTTGTATGAAATGGGATCAAGGTTGTTCCAGTTCTTCCACTGATCAGCTGTGACAAATGGGTTGTCAGACGGAAGGGCTTCTTGATAGAACCAATCTTCAGGAAGTGTCCCGGCCGTATGCCTGTCATAAAGCTTTTTCTTTACCCAAGTATTTGTTGGGTTGAACGTTCCCATCAGTAACGGGATAGGCATGTTCTTAATGTACCATGATCCCAACCTTTCAATTGCCCGTTCTAAAAGCTTTTCGGAAATGCCTTCCATCTGTTCCAAGAAGATACCATTGGTTTCAAGGCCAAGCATCCACTTCAGTTCAGGGTCTTTCATCAGGTTTTCTGACTTGAAGAATATCTTGCTCCCGTTCTTAAAAACAATGTGATAGTTTGAGGGCTTTCGCTTCCAATAGAAGTCTGTCCCTTCCGTACCAAGAAGCTTTTCCATTGATGGAATGGTTGTGTCTTCAAGTTCCGGGAAGTCTGAACGGAATATATGCCACCGGGACCGGGGGAACATTCTTGCCAGTACGACAAGGATATACAGGCATACATAAGTTTTCCCGCCCCTGATTGCCCCGCCGTAAAAGAAAAACCGGAACTGATTAATCCCGGCAATTGCTTTCATGACCTGATCATAAAAGTTGCATTGTGGTTGGTTCACTATACCGGTTTCAGGGTGTCTGAATGCAAATGCAACGTGTTCCTTTTTAGTCATAGCCTGTTTTTGTATGTCAGCAAACAACAACCAAGAAATTGCCGTTGCTGGTATAGGGTAACAACCTTCTTGTGTATTTTCTGAAGGTCATGTTGGTATTTGTGGATCATTGGGGCCTTCTTCTTTAGGACCAAGAATTGAACTGAAGGATCAAGTGACATTTCAACCCACATCAACCCGGCCCAATTTGGTATTTCAGGAACTTGGATCAATCCAGCTGGAACAACATAATAGATTTGATTTGGTACACGGCCCGGCCAAAGATGAACATTGTCAATCCTGAACTTCTTCCCCTTTCGTGCATCCCGTTTGAAGTCTGCCCGGCTAATCTTTACTTCATACTCAATGACAATGCCGGTCTTGCTCACTGAAATCATATCCTGTTGCCCGGCAAATAAATGGTTCACATTGGGACAAACAAGTTGATGCCCGGCAATAACCCGGTCTTTTCCTATCACTGCAACAATACTTGCTTCTGTCATGCTTCCTTGAATGAAATTGCTGTTGTGAAATGTGTTATCTGTCCTTTGTTGTTCATGATAAGCCCCCTGCTTGCCAGTTCAGCTGTCAGGGCTGCACAATATTCGTATTCTTCTTGTTCAAGGAAGTGGGGAAGGGCTTCACTAATTTCCTGATCCGTCATATCCTTAGTGACATACAAAGTCATAAGGACCCCTTCAATTTCCTTGGCTTCAAATCGCTGAACATATTGCCTTGGCATGTACATAAACTTAGTTTGAATCGGAAAGCCTTTGGACCTTCAGGGCTTCAATGATCTTGTTGAATAATTCGACCGGGATGACATTGCAGGTATTACCACAACCACAAGGACAGAACATTTGTTGAACTTCCTTGTCCCTGATCTTTACTGCAACAATTGGATGAAGTTCATCTACGTTGACAAAGCCCTGAAGAAGTCTGTTGTAGGCAACAGTGACGGTCAAGAATTCGGGTTGTTGAATTTTAAGGGTGTGCATTGATTTATTTTTTAGGTGCTTGAAAGCATTGGTATTTTAGAACCGTCTGACAAGATAACAAACCGTTCCACATTTTCAACTTCCCCTTCATCGTTCACTTTACCCATTGCTCCAAATATCTTGCTTGGGGCATAGTTCCCGTTGCGCTTGTATAGTTCTGAAATTGAAATTTGCTTTTCCCGGATATTGGGGGGCCGCTTTATTCTCATGAAGTTTGCTTCCTTGGTCCGCTTCACTACCTGACCATTCTTGTCAAGGATATCCGTCCAACGATATACCTGAACCACGTCTTCAACTTCAACCAACCCCTGAACGATTGCACAATGATACTTGTCCAATTCATCAACTGTCAACAGGGTTGTTTCACTGAATTCCTTGGCAACGTTCCGGGTAATTTCGGCCGTTATTGCTTCCCCTCTTGCAGCCCGGGCCTTGTCAATCAGCTGCACAATTTCAGGTTGCTTCATAAGCCTTGAAGCATGGACCGCCGCTGTCATTCTTTTAGCCAACTTGCCCGGTGACATGTGTTCCTGATAAGCCTTGTACAGTTCCAGACCGCCGGCAACAGCATTGCAAAACTGAACATGCCGGTCATTTATTTTGAATTTAGCCATGCTTTGATTGTGTGTGTTCCGATTATAAAACTACCAAAAAACGGCAAAAAGAAAAACTTAGTTTGTGAATGCTAATTTTATTTCATGTGAAGATTTATCCAGTTACCCGGGACTTATCCCTTTCGTTTTCTTGCCTTGTGTTGTTTCTCCCGTTCTTCGTATGCTCCAACATCATACCCCTTCCGGGCTGCATGAACAATTTCTTCCCGGGAATACGTTTCAAGTTCCCAATCCTTGCCGGCTTTGTGAAACACAAGTGTCCCAACGTTTTCATTTATTACTTGGTGTCCCCCGCTTTCCATTCCGCCGGGGTCCCCTTCAACACCAATTTCAAGCCAACCAATTGTTTTGAATAACGGTATTTCAATTTTATCATGTGCATTGCTGAAGTTCACTGAACCGGGGGCCGGAAGTTGTTCATCAATTATTTTCTTCAGCTGTTGGATGGTTATGTTCATAAAACGGGATTTACTTTTTTCTTTTCTTTTGGCATCCAAACGCAAAGCTTGGGAAGCCAAAACTTTTCTGCATCCATGTAGTACGGCAACAGTTCCCTTCTTTTCACTATCCGCTTCTTCAGCCCCCACCATGTCCATACTTCAATGGTCAGTAAGTATCCTATACCATTTGCTTCAAGGGATTGGTACGGCTCAATTTGATAATCCAGCAATCTGTATTTTCTGAATGTCATATAAAATTTATTTTAACCTTACCCTTTACTTTCCACTTGGCAACAATTACCCGGTCGGTCCAAGCAAGATCAAGGTTCCACCTTCTTGTTTCTTTCCAAAAGTCCTGTTCTTCAAAATATACCGGGTCGGGTTTGTGCATAAACTTCAATTGATAAAAAGTCAATTGTTGCCCGGACTGAATCATATATTCATAAATAGCCATCAATGCTGTTCCCATAAACTTAGTTTGCTTTTTGTTTTAATTCGATCCGGCCAATTGTCCCGGCATTTATATCGTAATCAGCAAAGAACCTCCCGTTCCAAAATATGACATTCTTCAGGACCAAATACAGCCCGGTGAAACGGTCAACAGTTCCTTCAAAGAATGGTTCCCGGCTTAACTTCCTGCCCTCTTTTGTGGACAGCTGCCCGTTGGTCCAAATCCTGACTTCCTTCCCCTGTATCAAAGGAAGCATCAATTGAATTTCCTGTTGCTTCTTTGTCATCCGTATTTTCTTTTCCGGCTTCTTTTTTTGTGATTATTTTCCGTGTAAATGAATAGCGAATTATCAACCATGTCAGCAATCCGTTCATTCCTTTTTCTTGAAGGGTTGTCTTCATTGTCATAGTTGGGGTTATCATCAATGCTTTCAATGATCCGGGTCAGGTTGTCCCATGCACTTGCTTTCATTTCTTTTTGCTGTTCAATTTCTGAATAGCGGCCCGTCCCCCTGAATGCTCCAATAAATTCGTTTGACCCAACCACAACGTCCGCTGGAATATGAACAACTTCCTTTACCCCGCCGTCCGTTGGCCTGTATCCACAAGCCGTCTGTATGCCCTTAACGCCTTCTTCGTTCCTGACTTCGTTTGGTTGTGCAGGTCTTACCCCGGGAACCCAAACTTCAGCCATCTTGACCCGTTCGCCGTTGATCATGTCTGTATATGTGTCACCGGGTTCCGCTGGTATGTATGCAATAATTTTTTTCATTCGATTGATTTTAATTTATAGTGATCCATTAATTGTTGAAGCTGTTTAAATACCGGGGGTTCTTCCGATCCATCCTGAACGATCCATTCAACTTCAGGGGTTCCATACCTTCCAAGCCCTGAACCATTCCGGGGGTTCTTTGGTGTGAACACTTTCTTTTGAATGGTCATTCCGTGAAGCTTGTGATCAGGTTGATTTATTTCCCCGGAATAAAGGGCTGTGTTGCCATGATCCATATTTAAGTGCATGGTCATTCCAAATTTATGAACTGCAAGCTTTCCCATTATTTTTCACATTGTCTTGTTGACCAAAAATGATGTTCTTCTTCTTTCTGACAGTTTGCACAGGGTCCATGAATGATATAACCCTGTCCCGGGTAAATAGTCCCTTCCGTTCCTTTGTAATGGGTTTTATTCCACATTTCAACAGGGGTCCTGTTTTCATCAGCTGGAACCGTTTCCGCTTCGCTTTCTTCCGGGGTGAATGGTGTTGTTGTTGACATACGAATTGGAGAAAAGCCCCGGTTGAAAGTGACCTGTGTGAACCAAAGCTTTTTGGTCCTTACAATTTCCTGTACTTCTTCTTCAGATAATTCAAAGCAACAGGTAACGTTGCCTTCAGGGTCCCGGCCTGACTTATCAACGTGAATGAATAAGGTCCTGTATTGGGGTTGATCTTTGGCAAGCTGAATGTTTGCCTTTGGGAAGTCAATTGAATTCATGGTATTAACTTGGTTTGGTTATATAATCATTTTCTTCCCCGTCTTCAAGATCAGGAAGGGGGCGAAGATCAAAGCCCAACTTTTGAAGCTTTACTTTTAGCATTTCCCCGGACGAAATCATTTCTTTCATCGTTGCCCGGCTTTCAGGGGTCCAAGGAATACGTTCATTCTTCAAGCTTTCTGTCAAGTGTTCCAGTGTTGAAACTACTGACATGCCCAAGAACATTCCTTCGTCCGGCTTTAGATACAAATGGTTTGCGTTCATGTGATTTTTTTTAGGTTGTTAAAGATATATTTTTCAAAACAATTTCTGAAGCCCCTTTTTATTTTCGTTCGTCTGTCTGGAATTCTTTTGATGCAATTCCTTGTCATGTGCTAAATGATGTTTCTGACATAACGCTTTCAAATTTTCATCCCGGTTGTCTGTGATATCATGGTTCATGTGTGCAATAGTCAACACAATCCTGATTGGCTTCTTGTCAGCTGGTATCCCGGCCAATGGTTCACCGGGTGAAAACAAATCGCAACCGCTATCTTCCAAGACTTTCATGATTTCTTCAACGGTCCAAAAATTCCCGTCTGTTCCATGAAACCCAACAGCGTAATTGCTTACACCACATTCACAACAACAGTGCTTGTCCCTGTCCAATATCCGGGGCCGGATTTCAGTCTTCCAATTGACAGGGTATTTTGAATAGTCACAGGGCATCAGCTTTCTTTTTTATCTGTGAAAGGAAATTGCTTGGTTAAAAAGTTTTGAAACCGTTCCTTCTTGATCCGGGTGAACAGGATACGCAAAGCATTTGCATTTTCATAAGTAAGGCCCCCGGTCAAGGCTTTCTTTTTACCTGTGCTTTTTTCAGTAGCAATAACACAATATTCCATGTCCGTAACTTTTGGCAACAGGATTATTTTTCCGTAACTGTCTTTATCAATCTGAAGCCCCCTTCTTTCCGTTTCCCTTGACAGCTGAAAGAAGCCCACTGTTGCCCCGGGCTTGTTCATCTTGACTTCTTCAAAGCTAATTGCAAGGTCATTCCAAAGGCCCTGAATTTCGTTGTCAGGCAACCTGTTCAGCTGTGCTTGTGTGTATGTTGTTTTCATTTGTTAGAATAGTTTTTTATTGCTTGAATTGCCGCTTTCAACCAATGGTCTGCAAGAATAGGATAAAAGAAACCTGAATTATAATCATAGCCATCCCAACGGCCCTGACTGTCTTTGTAAATAACTTTATAATATTGAAGGTATTCGCCGGGACTTGTGAATTCCCGTTGTGCAATTAGTTCAACAACATTTCTTATATTATTAGTCACAGACATTCCGCCAATGTCCAAGTCTTCAATCATTATAAAGTAATGACCCTTTACCCTTCTTAATTGATATGTGAAGTCGCTGTTCATCTGTTAATATGTCTTCCATTGATAATGACAATAGACACATGTTGCTGTGTTACACGGCCAATCACAGTCCATCATTGTTTTGTCGTACACTTCATGCTTGCATTGCTCGACTTTCTTCAAAGGGACACATGATGATAAAAGGATAATAAGAAAAATAAATTTATTCATTGTCTTTGTTTTGGCTGTGAAGGGTTGTCAAGAACCCAACGAAAATAAGCTTGTTTCAAAACCCATTGCGCCGGCATTCCGTTTATTGATGCAAGGACCTTCTTGTTGACAACATCAACTTGGATGACATATATCTTCACCGCAATCACTTCCTTGTATTTTGTACGTCCGTCAATCTTTGTGTGTCCTTTCCAATAAACCTTTCCGGGCTGAATGTCTTCAATTTTCATGTTGTACGTTTATAGGTTCCCTGTCAAGTTTAAATGTTCCCTGATTTCATTGTACACATGGTTCAACGCCCCTTCCTTGCTGTACTTTTCAGACCTATAAGCATCAATCAACAATAAGATGGACTTCATTTTTTCAACATGGTGTCCTTCTAATTCCTTTAGCCGTTGAACCTGCTGTACAATGTCTTCAGTTTTCATTTTGGTTTGACTTTATGTGCTTTTAAATATTCCGTGACTATGAAATACATGGCATTGGCATTGTCATTACTGTTGCCAGTATTCGCAAACTTAGTTTTGTTCAGTTCCTTGGATATCTTCAAAGCTTGCTTGACCTTGGCCGCTTGTGAATTGATGAACTGGAAAGCAACCGTTGTTTGATTGGCCTTGTCAGCATCTTCAATCTTGTCCTTCATCCCCGGGGGATCAGTTACGATGGACCCCCAAGCTTTCAGGGCCGGGTATTCTTCAACCAAGGCTTCAACAACATCAGCATCCAACACAATGTTCTTCTGTGCAACAACATTGTCAGCCAAAGCCATCTTGTAAAATTCGGTTGTATTGCTTTTGATATCCGTCCGCTTTACTGCAATGATTTCATGACCGTCCGTTTCAATGATCCTGACATTTTCCATCCCAATCGCCGCCGCCCCTTCAACAGTTCCGTTCCCGGCAATTATATGGTTGTCATTTGAAATAAGAATTGAACGGCCAAAACCATTTTCCCGAACGGAATTTTCCAACAATGTAGTTCCATAAGGTGAATGCTTGTTAGCATTTTTTTGATCCAAGTTCAATGACTTGATCGTTGTTTTCTTTTCAGCCATAATTGATAGATTTTAAATATTGATCAATGATTTTTTTAGCAAGGTCTTCAGGAATTTCCATCAGCTGTGAAATCTGTGCAATATTCGCCCCTTGCCTGTAATACCCAATGATTGCGGATTGTTCTTCCTGTGTCATCTTCCTTTGTTTAAATGATCAACTAAAATTTTGAATGAAGTCCTGACAAGGAACCAAGCCCCAAGAATGTAAATGATTTCCATTGTTAGCGTTTTGCTGTGAAGAACTTGATTGCTTGCTTGTACATATCCTTTGCCTTGATTGTGTGCCGGCTTTTCAACCTGTATCCAGTTTTAGCAAACTGCACAATTGTATCAAGAAACGGTTGCATTGCGTTCACCCTTTCTTCGTGTGCCTTCAACATTTTTCGCAAAACCTCAAGTTCCCCGGTATTATCAGCTGCCCTTAACATTTGGGGCCTGTCATACACTGCATCTTGCTTCCTTTTTTCTTCCCTTTCATGTGCTTCCTTCAGTAAATATTCAAGTTGTTCAATCTTGCCATTGTACGCCCGGGGGCTAATACCAATCAGGTTGCCATCAAGATCAAAAATTTCAAATTCAGGTTCATAATGGCTGTCACCGGGCCGCTTGTAAACAATGACTTGCTGGTTTTTTGCAATTGGTTCTTTCATGTTGTGTATTTTTTAAAGATTAATAATTCAATCAATAATTTCTTTTGGGGTATTCGTTGCTTGCCTTGGCGGGGGTTCTTCAACAGTAAAAGTGACCCGGAACTTATCACTTTTGTTTTGACGAATCATTTTTTCAACTTCTGACAAGATGAATTTTACCATTGCTTCCCCGTCCGGGATGCCCCGGGTTCTATTTCTCATTGCTGTGTGTTCTGTAATCACAGAACCAAAATCAAGCTTTTCAACATCAATAATCATTGTTGTATTTTTTAAGTGTTAAGAATTCGCCTTTGAAGAATGCTTTTTCTTTTCGTCTTTCACTCCCCGTTGATATCCCAATAAGGAACCTATCACATAAGCCAAGGCAATTGGAATATAAATTTCTAAAAAGTCCATCTTGTGTATTTTAAGATAACAAAATCATTTGTGCAACTTCCTTGGTGTCCTTGGTGAAGTCTTTTGTCAGCATCCAATTCAGGAAACCTTTTTCACTCTTTGCCGGCTTGTGAATGTGGGGACCAAATGCAAACACGACTTCCCCGGCTTCGTTCTTTTCAAACTTACCAGCAAGATCAATAATTTCCTTGCCGTAATTACTATACAAAGCAATTTCCTTCATCGTCTTTGGCAGGTCTTCATACATGGCAAGCTGCTGACAAAATATATTCTTGGTTTCAATGATATCCTGTTCAGCGGAATGTGCTTCTTCATGATCCCGGCCAAGATAGAACTTGACACCGGCCGAAAGCGTTCGTTGTTCCTTCTGAACAAATATGTTCCTTACATCAATCAAGTTCACCTTCTTCCAATCCCATTGCAGACCAACCCGGGCAAAGCTGAAGTATAAAAGTGGAACGTCAAACCTTGTTGAATTAAAGCCGGCAATATCACAGCCCTGAATGTGTTCAAGTAGTGCTTTTGATATCTGCACAAATGCCGGGGCTTCCTGAACGTCTTCATCAGTGATGCCATGCACATCACTTGCTTCCTTTGGAATTGGAACAGGGGGCTTGATCAACATGGTCCTGATTTCTTCCGTTCCATCCGGGGAAATTTTAAGTACACATATTTCAACAATGAAATCCTTTTCAACATCGGTTCCAGTTGTTTCAAGGTCAATGAAGCAAATTGGTCTTTCCAGTTCAGGAAGGAAGGAACCAACAATTTCTTTCTTGTGAACTAAATGGTTCCTGTGATCGTTGAAACACTTTAAATACCCGGCCGTGAACCCTCTTTCAAAAGACAGCCTTTCATCAGGTCCACTGAATTCACCCCGGTCTTCCCTGATCTTGCCCAAGTGGTCAACAATTGCATCCCCAACAATTAAGATTGGTTCTTTGGCTTCTTCATCAATGATCCGCTTCAGGTCCTTGAATTGAACGCACTCTTTGAGATAGCCGGCTTCCGTTTCAAAGCCGTATTCAATAAGTTCCTGAATTAATCTTTGTTTTTCTGTCATAAACTTAGTTTGTATTGTGATTGAATTTTGTGATCGAATACGCTGGTAATGCACAGGGGCATGAAAAGTGTTTTGGGGGCCGCTTTCCAAATTCCTGATCCCTTGTTTTCTTGTAGGTTTTCTTGATCCAGCTGTTGCCATTCAGGGTAAGGACCTGTTGCTTGTTGATCATATACACGGTTGTCTTGAACTTCCTGACCTTCCGGCAATACTGGAATATAAACTTGGTGCTTTTCACGTTGATCCTGCTAACAAGCTTTAAATCCGCTTCCCGGACCGAATAACGGCCGCTTTCCGGGGGCCTTGGATTTACCTTGGTTCCAAAAAGGGGCGTTCCTTGGGCTTCTGTTGGCTCCACATCAAACAGGATCATTTGCCCCGGGGCATCCTTTCCCGGGGTCAGCTTCACAATGTGACCGCCCCTGAACAGGCATTCAAATATTTTACGCTGAAGCTTTGTCATCTTAGTATTTCAAATCTGTCCAATGAATGATTTGGCCGTTCCTTACTGATTGCTTGAACCAACGGAAGAACTGTTCTGAATTCGTGAAGCCATCGTTCCGGGAAAACTGTTCCATCCATCCCGGGGTAATCTCAAACACATGGTCCCTGTTCCTGCAATACATAAGCTTCTTGTCAATGTACAGGGCTGCACAGCCTTCATGTCTTATCGTCAAATCAAACCGCTGTACAGCCCTGCACTTTGATAGTTCTTCAATATCCCGGTTGAACTGATCATATTTTTTTGTCCTGACACCAATAGCCATGTGAAGCACGTCACCGGCTTTCCATCTTTGACCGGTCCTGATTGTGTGAAGCTTTGGAATAAAGGTTTCCACTGAACCGATTGCAAAGCAATGTGTTTCCCTTCCCGCTGAAAGGATTTTATGAACAAAGTTTGTTGGTTCACCCCAAGGAAAGTAAGTTTTAAATCCAAGTATCATTTCAGAAGTTTTATTTTATTCATTGCCAAGGCAAGACCTTTTTCATCCAAGTCAAAAACAGCTTTACAACTCTCAATCAATTTTGTCATTGCTGAATAAGTATTCACAAACCAAGCTTCCCGTTCTTTGGTCCAATCAATAAACTTGTGTTCTGAATATGATCCCCACCTTGTCCCCTTGCCAACAGAAGGCCCAACGTCTTCGCCATCCTTTGAATAAAATTGCTTTTCCCCTATTGTGATAATATACCCAACATTGAATTCAAGTTCCATTGCTTGTGTTGGATATTCGGTTTTATCAAACCTGACAACATAAGGGGAAGAAAACCGTCCCGGACTTGAACTGTCTGGAACAAAATCAACAAGGTGTTTTGAACTGAATTTATATGCAATTACCTTTCTCTTTCCCTTCGTTTGTGCATAGTATTCAGAAACTATTTTATCAAAGGCTTTGGAAACTTCGTGAACGGTATTCCCAAACACATATTCCCCGTTGTTGTCATATACTGCAATGTCATGGGGAAGCTTTATCCAAAACTTTTTATTTTCTGTCTTGATCCTTCGCCGGGATGGTGTGCCAAAATTAATCTTGGCTTCAAGGTGTCCGCCGTTATAGCGGGAAATGTGTGTTCCAACAATAGGCATGATGTAAATTTTTAGGTACTCAAAGGAAGCAAATTTATTTAACAATCACAAAATATATTTTCACAGGCAATCGGCTTCTTTCAGGGTCTTTGTGGCCTTCAGCTTTTTAATTTCTTCCTTGAAATAAAACATCATTGTCGAAATCTCAAATGCTCCAAGCTTGCAAACGGTCCTTGACAGAAGATCAATTTCTTCCCATGTTCCCGGGCCGTATCGCTTATTCATTTCTTCCCTGTATTCCTTTTGTCTTCCCCCGCCGGCCGGACCGTTGCAGATTTTACACTGTGCATGATTGTTCTTTTCATGAAACTTCGTTGCCATGTGTTGCCGCTTTACACCATGCCCACAATCCATATTTCGGAAGTACCTGATTGCTGAACAGGTAAAGCATTTACAGAAACCGTTTTCATTGCTGTCACGAAGACGAATGAATTCGCTGAATACTTTCCAAAGCTTTTTATCATTCATCTTTAAACGTTTTTATCTTGATCCTGTAAAACTTTTGCTTGCCCAACTTCTGAAATTCAAATGACAGTTCAAACCTGTGAAGGGGGAACTTCTTTTGAAGTTGTTTCATTTCCCTTTCAATAACCCCGCCGGCATGTGTTGTTTCCCGGTGAATACGTGAATATTCTTTGTCAGGGTGTTGAACAATTTTTGCTTCCGTCTTTACATTGATATCAGGAAGGGCATCAAAAGCCGGCCTTGTATAAATCATGTACTTTTCATCAATGGTTTCTTCAAGGCTTGCATGTTGGTTGCCATTTTCCCAACTAATTAAGTCTTCAACAAACTGTTCAACCTTATTACCAAGGTCATCAGGAACTTTTAAAGGTCGAAGCATGATTGAAAAGTATTCCGTTATGATCGGAATTTTTACCCGGTAATCTTGCGGGGTTGCAACTTCAAGCTTGATCAGGAAAGCAAGAAGGCGTTGTGTTGCTGTCATCTTGATTTTGTTTTTTTCATTTTAAATCCGGTATCAAAAAGCTTTTCCCGAACATGTGCAACTTCTTTTATTGCTTCGTTCAAAGGGCTTCCCTCAATATTGTAGTTTAGTTTCATAAGCTTTCCAACAATTGTGTCAAGCTGTTTTAATGCTGAAGACTTGTTCATTGATTTGGGTTTAATGTTAAAGGTTGAATTTTGAAAGTCACATTGTGGTTGATCAGTTCTGCTTTGCTCAATTCATCTGCATACTTGTTTTGTTCCCGCCTG